AGGCCCTGACCCTTCCTTGTCAAAAAATCCCCCAAAACGATTCGAGAAGCCATGAAAACGACTGAGAAGGTCACAGAAGGTCAGACACCAACCCAAACAGGCTCAAATGGGCTTCAAACGGTTTTGGGTAGGGACGTAGAAACCTCAAATGCCCTTTTGGGCGTTCAAACCCCACGAATCCACACCCCATTGAACGATTTACCGTCACGCGGGGGTGAATTGATCGATCTTGCCAGCAGTTTGGGTATCGAACTCATGGAATGGCAAAAATTTGCGCTTATCCACACCCACAAAATCAAGCCTGACGGTCGGTGGGCTTCACCAGTCAACACCATTGTTGTGGCACGTCAAAATGGAAAATCGTTTTTACAGTTGATCAGAATTTTGGGCGGTCTTTTCCTATGGGACGAAAATCTGCAAATCGGGTCAGCCCACCGCCTTTCGACGTCACTGGAACAATTCAGGGCAATGGTTCAAATCATTGAAAAGAATGATTCACTGGCAAAACAGGTCAAGAAGATTCGCTGGCAACATGGCGGTGAGGAAATCGAAACCTTGACGGGCAATCGGTTCATTGTGCGTGCAGGCGGTTCGGCTGCGCGTGGTGTTTCCCGACCTTCAACGATTCACCTGGACGAATTACGCGAAATGACCGACATTGAATCGTTCGCGTCGTTGCGTTATACCCTTATGGCAGCAAGCAACCCAATGGTCATGGCGTACACAAATGCTGGTGATTCCGCAAGCATAGTTTTGAATTCTTTCCGCGATCGTGCCCTCGCAAGCATTGCAGGCGTTGAAGACGACATTGGGTATTTTGAATGGTCAGCACCGACCGACGAAATCAGCGTGGAAAACGCAAGGCACTCAAATCCTTCAATGGGAACACTGATTCACGCGGACAACGTACGAAGCGTTTTGAACGACCCGCCTGACGTGGTCATGACTGAAGTTTTGTGCCGCTGGGTTGTGGCAATCAATAGTGCGGTGGACGCGGCTTCGTGGGGTAATTGCCTGGACAAATCAGCCGATCTTGACATTGACAAATTAACTTGGTTGGCGATCGATCTTTCGCCGTGTAGAAAATTTGCTTCATTAGTTGGGGCGCAGAAAATTGGCGGCGAACAATTCGTGGTGAAGTTGCTGCACACCTGGCAAAACGATCTTCAATTGGACGACAAGGCTATTGCTAACGACCTGGCAGATTACGCCCGAAAGTATCCAACGGAATACGTTCTATACAGTCGCAAAACCAGCGCAGCGGTTGCCGCACGTCTTGCGCCTGCTGGAATTCCGATCTACGACATGGACGGCGCGTATCCGCAAGCATGCGACGAAATGTTGTCGGCGATCAATAGCGGTCGCCTGAAGCACCGTGGTCAAAGTCAATTATCCGAAGAAGTCTTGGCGGCGGTGCAGTTGCGTCGTGGCGACGGCGGGTGGGTCATTGGACGGCGGGCGTCACAATCGGTCGTTTGCGGTGCGGTGGCAGTTGCGCTTGCGACACATTTTGCGACACGCCCAGAGAATGATCTTGACATCATGGTTGGTTGATCGTATAAGCCTGCAACAATTCGGGCATGGGATTATTTGATTTATTCACGCCAAAGGTTGACGCTGCCGTTCCAGTCGAAGCCGCAAACGTGGACGCAGCCGCTATCGCGCCGTATTACAGTGAAGTTGGAAATCTATTCCTTTTCGGCGGCGTGATAACGGCGTCGCGTGCTGAAGCAATGAGCGTTCCAACATGCGCCCGCGCATTGGGGATCATTCAGACAATTGGTTCACTTCCAATGCACACACGCAATGAAGCAACAGGCGAAAAGGTTTCACAACCGCGCGTGATCAATCAACCTGACCCACGCATTCCAGGCGCAACATTTTGGGGTTGGATTATTTCCGATTTATTTTTCCACCCTGCTGCGTATGCCTACGTTATGGAACGCTATGCCGATACAGGAAAAATTCGTGCAATGGAACGAATTGCACCTGAGCGCGTAACAATTCAAACAACTGGCATGGGTTATGAAATCCAGTCTTATCAAATTGACGGCGCATACGTTGACCCTTCAAATTTAGTTGTATTCAACAACACGCAAGAAGGTTTGCTATCTCGCGCAGGTCGCACAATCAAGGCTGCCGCTGCGCTTGAACGCGCTGCAATGAATTTTGCAAATGAACCAATTCCACAAATGGTTTTGAAATCAAACGGCACATCATTGCCAGCCGACCGCGTTTCAAAGTTGTTGAACGCATGGCGTACCGCGCGTGCAAATAAATCAACTGCATTTTTGAATGCTGACGTAACACTTGAAACAATTGGTTACGACCCAAAGAATTTGCAACTCAATGAAGCCAGGAACTACGTTTCCCTGGAATTGAGCAGGGCTTGTGGGCTTCCTGCCTATTTCACAGATTCGCAACAGTCTTCATTTACTTATTCAAACGCGCTAGACAAACGACGCGACTTAGTCGATTTTGCGTTCAGAAATTACATGTCAATTATCGAACAACGCTTGTCATTTGCTGATTTCACACCAGCAGGCAACAAAGTCATGTTTGATCTTGACGACTTCCTGCGTGGCAATCCTTACGAGCGTGCGCAGGTTTATGAAATCTTAAATCGAATCGGCGCAATGTCGATCGACGAAATACGCGAGGAAGAAGACATGCTGCTATGAAAAAAGTCATAACACCAATGCAAATCACTGCGGCAGATTCAAACAGTCGCACAATCTCCGGGCGCATTGTTACGTTCGAAGAAACTGGAAACGCTTCAATTGGCAAGGTTCAATTCGCTGCTGGTTCAATCGAACCAACTGCGGTTTTGCTCAACCTGGAACATGACCGTACACGCCGAATCGGTAAAACACTTTCAATTGAATCAAGCGAAAAAGGAATTGACGCAACATTCAAAATTGCTGAAACAACCGCAGGCAACGACGCATTGATCGAAGCGCAAGAAGGTTTGCGCGACGGATTCAGTGTTGAAGTTTCATTTGACGAGTACGAAACATTAAAAGACGGAACGGTTCGCATTCTTATGGGTGAGTTGACAGGGGTCGCGCTAACTAGCGAACCTGCAATTCGATCAGCCCGCGTTGAATCAGTCGCCGCAACTGAAGAAGAAATTTCAGATTCGACAATCGAACCTGAAGCACCACAACCAACAGAAGGAGAAGACGAAGTGGAAGACACCGTCAAAGACGCTGCAACCGCCGAAACGGTTGAAGCCGCCCAGTCAATCACCGCAACTGCAAATGCAGTTGGTGGTTGGAAAGCAACACCACGAATCGAAATCACTGCTGCTAAGTACCTGGAGAATAAGGTTCTTGCTGCAACAGGCGACGAAACAGCACGCCAATACGTTCTTGCTGCTGACAACACAACTGACAATGCTGGACTTGTTCCAACACGTCAGTTGACTGAAGTCATCAACGGACTATCAACAACAATTCGCCCAAGCATTGAAGCGATCTCTCGCGGAACATTGCCTGACGCTGGAATGACATTTGAAATTCCAAAGATTACTGCTGCACCAACAGTTGCAATTGCTGCTGAAGATGCAATTTTCTCAGATACAGACCAAAATTCTGCGTTTTTGAGCGTGGACGTCAAGAAGTTTGCGGGACAACAGAAATTTTCCGTAGAGTTGTTGACCAGGACTAGCCCTTTATTCTACGACGAATTACTTCGTAACATGGTTGCTGCAATGGCTAAGGCGCAAGACGCTTATGCAAATGCGCAACTAGTTGCGGGTGCAACTGCTGACGGCACTGGAATCACAACATACCCAACAGGCGCAGAATTGCTTGGTGTAATCGCACGCGGTTCAGCAAGCGTTTATGCTGCCACTGCTGGTCTTGCAAATCCATTTGCACGCAACATTTTGGTGAACACTTCACAGTGGTCAAACCTAATGTCACTCAACAACAACGGTGTACCGCTATACAACGAAGTTACAAATCCAAACAACCAGCCAGGTTCAGCAACACCAACTTCGCTTCGTGGACGTGTTGCAGGTCTTGACCTTTATGTCACTGCAAACACAACTGCAACGACTGACACAGATGATTCAATCTTGATCATTAACCCTGACGCATACACATGGTACGAAGGAACTTCCTACCAGTTGCGCGCAGAATCAACTGCTGACGGAAGTATCACAGTCGGCGTGTATTCGTTTGGTGCAGTAGCAACAAAAATTGCGGCTGGTGCATTTGGCGTGAATAAGTCGTAATAGACAACAACTAATCATGCGGCGGGTTCTCCCGATCTCGCCGCAGCCGATCGAAAGGAAACGGACATGCCAGCCATTGTCACTGCGAGCCAATTGCGTACGGTGCTTGGCGTGTCCGTTTCACTTTATTCGGACGCTTATCTTGACGAAATTATCAACACCGCTGAAGCCGTCATTTTGCCAATGCTTGTTGCAAACACTTCAGCAATTCAGTCTTACAAACTTGAATCGAATGTTGCTTATTTTTACACCGAACGAAACCACCATTTTGTTGCAGGTCAATCAGTCATTGTGACTGGTCTGCCAGCACCGTTCACCGCAACACACACAGTCGTTACCGTCACGCCTTATTCATTCACCGCTGCACTGACTTCATCAAATGTCACGTTGCGCGAGATTATCCCAACAGGCACGGCAACACTTCAGGGTTATTCAGCCGCCGATCTATACGCAACCAGCGCACCAATCGAATCTGCAATTTTGGCAGTGAGCGTTGAAGTCTTTCAGTCACGCGTTGCAGCAGGCGGTCAGATCGAAGGCGTCGATTTTGCCAGTACGCCTTATCGAATGGGTCGCAGTTTGACCAACCGCGTGTCAACATTGCTTATGCCATTTTTGGACGTCGAAACGGTCGTTCAATAAATGCCAGCCAACGCCGTATCGGAAACCCGCGCAGCCCTAGCCAACGCCTTTAGTGCGTTATCTGCCAACGTGTACCCGAGCGTTCCCGAAGCACCGATTCCACCAGCGATCGTGGTCGTGCCCGATTCGCCTTACATGGAAATTGTGCTAATTGGCAAGGGTTCAACAAAGGTCAAAATCAATTTTGCAATCACTGCAATTGTTGCTTCAAATAGCAACGCAGGTTCACTAGACAACCTGGAAAAACTCATCATAGGAATTCTTGCGGCAATGCCCGCAGGATACGTTGTTGGCGTTGTTGAAAAGCCGACGGTGTTGGAAGTAGGCCAAAGTCCAATGCTGGTGGCAGACATCAATGTTTCGACGTACTACACACAAACAACTTAGGGGACAAAATGCCAACGACAATCATCACTGGTCGCGATTTAGTCGTGACCATTGCAACAGTTAACTACGACGCACAGGCGACCAGCGCAACACTTGCGAATTCACCAACCGTCGAGACTTACCAAACACTTGACGGCAAGGCTTATAAGCACATTGACGACCAATGGACATTTGATATTTCAATGCTTGCAGACTGGGGTGCGGCTTCATCATTGTGCGAAGCATTGTGGACTGCATGCGAAACTGCGCCAAACACAACACTTGCAGTTTCATTGACTGCCGCAACTGGTGCGGTTTTTGCATTTAACGTCATGCCAGTATTTCCTTCAGTCGGCGGGGCAGCACCTGACGCGCAGACCGTT